GAATTAGAACAATTAGTAGAAGAAGCACGATTGAATTGGGAAAAACCAATCGACTTTATGACAGGATAAAACATGCCGAGAAATGTATATTTTTCTCAGGCCGTAAGAAGTGAACAGCATCTTTACGAAGACCTGATAATAGAATCACTCAAAATATATGGGCAAGATGTCTATTATATTCCTCGTACTCTAGTCAATAGAGATAATGTCTTAAACGAGGACCCAGCATCAAAATTCGATGATGCATATCTCATAGAAATGTATATCGAAAATGTTGATGGTTTTGAAGGTGCTGGTGATTTATATTCTAAATTTGGATTAGAAATTAGAGACGAAGCAACATTTATTGTTTCACGCAGACAGTGGGAAAAAATGATTGGTATTTTCTCTGATTTAACAGACCCAAGACCACAGGAAGGTGATGTTATATTCCTTCCAATGACCAATTCATTCTTTGAAATATCATATGTAGAAGATGATAATCCATTCTTTCAATTATCTGATATTCCTGTTTACAGAATGCAGTGTTCATTATTTGAATATAATGATGAGGACTTTGATACAGGTGTTGGTGAAATTGATGCTAAGGCTGAACAAAGTGCATATCAATTATCTATGAATGTCGCTCCTGCAGTTGCAGGTAATCACTTTGATGTTGGTGAAATAATACGACAGGAACTTGTTGCAGCAGATGGAGATACTCCTGCAGTTGTTGTATTTGGTGAAGTTGTAGACAGAACAAAATCAACAGATTTAGTTACGCAATTATCAATTGCAAATATTGGTGTTACAGGTTCATCAACATATCGAAATTTTATAGTAGATAACACTAAACCATTAACTGGTGATGACACGGGGTATACGGCCACAGTTACTACAATATATGATAGTATTGCTGATGCGTCAAGTGGCAGAATGTTAGCTACTGACAATACAGCACAGAATATGGACTTTGAAATAGAAGCAGATGGATTTATAGACTTTAGTGAGTCTAATCCATTTGGCGACCCATCGGAGACATACTAATGTTTGGTGACCATTTTTATCACGCCACAATGCGTAAATCAGTTGCTGTATTTGGTACACTGTTTAATAATCTAAGGGTTATTAGAAAAGCATCTGATGGTAGTGTTTTAAATCAGATACGTGTTCCTTTGGCCTATGGACCAAAACAAAAATTCCTTGCGCGATTAGACCAGGAAACAGGTTTTGATTCTCCTATGGCCATAAAATTACCAAGAATGGCATTTGAAATTACCGGTTTGGCAATTGATTCCACACAGAAATTACAAAAGAGAAATAAAATAGTAGAAGCACACGGTTCTGATGTAGGTAAAAAGAAAACAATAAAACATCATACTGCTTATAATATTGAAATGTCATTATATATTATGGCAAAGAACCAAGATGATGGATTACAAGTTGTAGAACAAATATTACCTTATTTTAGTCCAGAGTATAATGTAACAATATCGCCAGTATCAGGTTTTGCTCATAAACAAGATGTTGCTGTAATATTAAATAATGTTAATATTGATGACCAATACGAAGGTGATTTTGTAGAGCGAAGAGTATTAATATATCAATTAGACTTTACAATGAAAATGAAATTTTATGGGCCTACAGGCGAACAAGGTATTATACGAGAAATCAATATTGATTTCCATGATACAGATAATACTGCAGCTTTATTTGAGGAAATGGATTTCACTATTGGTTCCACTGATACTGAATCAAATTATACTGTGACTACAACCATAACACAAGATGGTACTGAATAATGGAAAAAAAAGAAAAAATGATGGCAAAATTAGAAAAGAATTTGCCAGAAATAAAACAAAATAGACCTATTAAAATAGATAGAGATGTTAAAGATGATTATGAGTTCTCTCGCAAGACTTATAAGGATTTAATATACACTGGAACTAGGTCAATGGATGTCCTGGCCGAATTAGCTCGTGAATCAGAACACCCAAGAGCTTTTGAAGTGTTATCACAAACAATTAAAAACATTGGTGATACCACAGAAAAGCTAATGAATTTACAGAAACAGAAAAAAGACTTGACCCAAGAGGAAAGAGAAGAAGCGAAGAGTGTGACAAATAATAATGTTTTTGTTGGCAGTACATCTGACTTACAAAGATTATTATTAAATAAGGATAATGTAATAGATGCAGAGAGTCAAGAACAATGAGTTTGGTTACTTAGGTAACCCAAATGTCAAAAGAGATGGAGTCGAAACTTCTTTTACGAGGGAAGAAATTCTTGAGTATAAGAAATGTATGGATGACCCAGCTTATTTTGCCAAAAAATATGTAAAAATCATTTCACTTGATGAAGGATTAGTCCCATTTAACTTATATCCTTACCAAGAAAAAATGTTCAATCATTTTAAGGCAAATAGATTTAGTATTGTTCTTGCTTGTAGACAGAGTGGTAAATCAATATCATCTGTTGTATATCTACTATGGTATGCTGTATTTCACCCAGAGAAAACAATTGCTATTCTTGCTAATAAGGGTGCTGTTGCAAGAGAGATGTTAGCAAGAATAACACTTGCATTAGAAAACCTTCCTTTCTTTTTACAGCCAGGTTGTAAGGCTTTAAATAAAGGTAGTATTGAATTTAGTAATAATTCAAAGATAATTGCATCAGCGACATCTGGTAGTTCAATTAGGGGTTTGTCTATTAATTTATTGTTTTTAGATGAGTTCGCTTTTGTCGAAAATGATGCACAGTTTTATACTTCTACATATCCTGTGGTATCTGCTGGTAAAGATACACAGATTGTGATTACCTCTACAGCAAATGGTATTGGTAATATATACCATAAACTGTGGGAAGGAGCTTCACAAGGAACAAATGAATTTAAACCATTTCGTGTTGATTGGTGGGATGTTCCAGGTAGAGATGAAAGGTGGAAGCAAGAAACTATAAACAATACATCAGAATTACAGTTTGAACAAGAATTTGGAAATACATTCCATGGTAGAGGTAATACTCTTATCAGTGCAAATCATTTATTAGCACAACAGAGTAAAGACCCAGAGTTTTATAAAGAAAATATCTTTATATACAAACAGCCTGAAAAGGACCATGAATATGTGATGACTGTTGATGTTTCAAAGGGCAGAAATCAGGATTATAGTACATTTACTATTATTGATGTAACGAGTGAGCCTTTTGAACAGGTATGTGTATTCAGAGATAATAATATATCTCCAATGCTTTTACCAGATATAATATACAAATATGCAAATGAATATAACGAGGCATATGTTGTAATTGAAAGTAATGACCAAGGGGCTGTAGTCTGTAATGGTTTATATTACGATTTAGAATATGAAAATATGTTTGTGGAATCCACAGTCAAGGCAAATGCTTTGGGTGCCACAATGACAAGAAGAGTTAAAAGGATTGGTTGTTCAAGTGTAAAAGATTTGATTGAACAGAAAAAGTTAATCATATACGATGCACAAACAATTATTGAGATGAGTACTTTTGTCAGTAGAGGAAGTTCCTTTCAGGCATTAGCACCAAATCATGATGACCTAATGATGAATTTAGTTTTATTCGCATGGTTTACCACAACAGATGTATTCCAAAATTTAACTAATATTGATATGAAAAACATGTTGTATAAGGAACGACTCAAAGCAATCCAAGATGATATGTTACCATTTGGTTATGTGGAAAGTGGAAATTACGAAAAGGATAAATATACAAAGGATAAAGAAGGAAATATTTGGTTCGAGGCAGAATGGAAAGGTTCACAAAATTTTTAACAGAGGCTCCAGTAGAAGAGCCAATTAAAATGCAAGATTTGCATATCGTAGTACTTGGTCTTGGAGACGAAGAGGGAACCTTTGCGGATTTAATTCAGAAGACTGTTAAGAAATATAATATAAAAAGTACCATGATTGATGTCCAAGAAGCATTTATTGCCACAAAGAACATTGATATCGGAGAGGTTACCATTAATAATGTCGATGGTAAAGATACGGAAGTTAAATTATCCATGGATAATTGTCTTGTCTTTGTTCGCGCAGGTGCAATAAAAACACTTACTGCACAAGCTTTGGTATCATCATTACAAACAATTGGCTTTTTCCTTGTAAATGATTTAGAAACAATGTTGATTTGTGATAATAAAATGTCAAATACAATTTCATTGGAACGAAATAATATATCAGTACCAAGAACATCTATTATTAATAATGTTAAATCTATAGAACATGCACATAAGAATATTGGTGGTAAATTTCCAGTTATTATTAAGACACTCAAAGGAACACAGGGTGTTGGTGTATCAAGAGTTAATGATATGGCTTCTCTTGTTTCAGTTGCTCAATCACTTTGGAAGTTTGAGGCAGATTTATTAATACAAGAATATTTTGATTTAAAATCAGATGTTCGTACACTTCTGGTAAATGGTAAAATAATAGCTAGTGCTGAAAGGGTTAAGGTAAATAAAAAAGATTTTAGAAATAATGTCCATTTAGGTGCAGAAACGTTACCTTATATATTATCACCTGAAGAAAAAGAACTAGTTATCAATTCTGCAAGAGCTGTTGGTGCAGCATATTGTGGTGTAGACCACTGTAAGGTTGGTAAAAATTTATATGTATTAGAAGTGAATGGTTCGCCTGGTATTCGTTCTCACTTTATGGGATATGACGATAATCAGGAACACACAGATAAAATATCGGCGGCGCAAACACTAGATAAAATAATAAAATTATTTAGTAAAGAGCGACAAAGAAGACCATACATGCGACAAGAGGTTGGTTACATTGAAAGTATTATATTTGATGGCATGGAAGAAAATCCAGTCAGAGCTAAATTTGATACAGGTAATTCAGCCTCAGCAAGTATGTTACATGTTGATAAAATGAGTATCGAAGGGGATACAGCAATATGGGAGAAGAACGGTCATAAATTTGAAAGTGAAATTATTGATATATCTGAGCCATCTCGTGGTATGGAACCCTTTGATAAAAGACCAGTAATAGAACATGGTATTACATTTAATAATAAAAAATATATCGTAGAGATAGGATTAACTGAAAAAGATACAGCGTCAGAGATGTTAGTAAACAGAAAACTTATGACCAAGTTAAGAGTTTCAGTTCACCCGAATAGATTATTTATGGTAAGTAATGTTGCTCTACGCAACGATGATAACGATCATTAATAGGATATGTTATATTATAAATAATACCATTGACTATTCTTATTATGACACATATTAACTAACTCAATAACATAGAGGATAAAGCGATGGCATTTCAAGTATCACCCGGCGTCGAGGTCAAAGAGATCGAGGCTACTGGGGTAGTTCCTGCTGTTTCATCATCAATTGGTGGATTTGCTGGGGCGTTTAATTGGGGTCCTGTTGATTCAATTCAATTAGTTAATTCTGAAAAGGAATTAGCTGAGAAGTTTGGCTCACCCGACTCTAATACTGCAAAATACTTTCTTGTAGCTGCGTCATTTCTAAAATATGGAAACGCACTGAAAGTAGTTCGCACGGTTGGTTCTGGAGCAGATAATGCAACATCAAACGGAACCGGATTATTAATAAAAAACGAAGAGCATTATGAAAACAATTATGCTGGTGGTTCACAGTCTGCTTTAGGACCTTGGGCTGCTAAGTATGCAGGTGTTTTAGGTAATAGTATTCAAGTTGAGCTGTGTTCAAACGCAACTGCATTTAGTAGTTGGTCACATGCTGGCAACTTTGATGCTGCACCAGGCACATCAGAATATGCTACTGATTTAGGTTTCACTTCATCAAATGACGAGTTGCACATTGTCGTTATTGATAAAGATGGAGCCATAACAGGTACTGCAGGCACAGTATTAGAAACATTTGCTTTCTTATCACAAGCCTCAGATGCTAAAAAAGGTGATGGTACAACCAACTTTTATAAAGAAGTAATTAACTCAAAATCAGAATATATCTGGTGGTTGGGTCATGAATCAGATTTAACACAAGCTGGTAATACTGTTTCAACACAAAGTTCATTTACGACTTCTGACACAATATTAAATAACAGTAATGCTGCATTAAGTGGAGCGACTGACGCTAATACAGGCGTTGCTGCAGACATAAACGCAGGTTTAGAATTATTTAATGATGCCGAAACAGTAGATGTAAATCTATTATTTGGCGCGCCAGATGCTGATGGTGAAGTTACAGTTGCTCAAAAGCTTTGTGACATTGCATCAGCAAGAAAAGATTGTATGGCATTTGTGTCACCAAATATTGCAGATTCAGTTGGTTCTTCTGACCCAGATGGAGATGTTGTGGCATTTGTTACAGCACTCGGTCGAAGTACATCATACGCTGCTGTTGATTCAGGAGCAGTATATGTTTATGACAAATACAATGATGTATACAGATGGATTGGAGCTGCAGGACATCAGTCAGGGCTTTGTGCCAATGCTGATAATGTGGCTGATGCATGGTTCTCACCAGCTGGTGTCAATAGAGGCCAGTTACTTGGTGTAACTAAATTAGCATATAACCCTAAGAAAGCAGAAAGAGATGCTTTGTATAAATCAAGAGTAAACCCATTAGTATCATTACCTGGACAAGGTACAATATTATTTGGTGATAAAACTTTATTAAGCAGACCTTCAGCATTCGATAGAATTAATGTACGTAGATTATTCATCGTATTAGAAAAGGCAATTAGTACTGCTGCAAAGGCACAACTATTTGAATTTAACGATGAATTCACAAGAGCACAGTTCAGAAATTTAGTTGAACCGTTCTTAAGAGACGTAAAAGGTAGGAGAGGACTTACAGACTTTTCAGTAATCTGTGATGAATCAAATAACACAAGTCAAGTAATTGATGCAAATAACTTTGTGGCTGATATCTTTATCAAGCCTTCAAGGTCAATTAACTTCATTACATTGAATTTTGTTGCAACACGTTCCGGAGTTGAATTCTCCGAGATTTCAGGTTCGTAGGAGGATTAGAAAATGGCAATATTAGGCGTAGATGATTTTAAATCAAAACTAGTAGGCGGTGGAGCTAGGTCCAACCTCTTTAAGGTAACTATGAATTATCCTGGTTATGCACAAGGTGATGTAGAACTTACATCATTTATGTGTAAAACTGCTCAAATGCCTTCATCAGTGATTGCACCTATCCCGGTTTTATTCCGAGGTAGACAATTACAAATAGCTGGTGACAGAACATTTGACCCTTGGACAATTACTGTTATTAACGATGTCGGCTTCGAAGTTCGAAATGCAATGGAACGTTGGATGAACGGCATTAACAATCATAACGAAAACACAGGATTATCAAATCCAACAGATTACCAGGCAGATGCAATTGTAGAACAATTGAATAAAGCTGGAGAAGTTACAAAGAGATA